GTGACCTTTACATCGGTAACCGTAAGATTGATGCTATCACTGGTGAAGAAGAATTCCTAGAATCTGCACAGTTGGTTGATTCTGATGATGATACGGAAGATGTAGGTGATCTCGTCACCACCTTTGACACTCCTGTAACATTCAATGAGTACATCACTGTTAATGGTGGTGATCAACAGGATCAGACGAGCACATTTAACTCACCTGTCACCATCAATGTTCTTGGTAGAGTAAGAGATTATGCTCTGAGTGTAATCTCCAACGTATCACCTAGCGATGGTGATGATGGATCTCTAGACAAGACACAGCAATTCCTCAATCAGGATACATTTGGCGACATTATTATCGCTAGAAACAGAGTTGCTGCTTCTGTATTCCAATTCAACCCACGTGGTTCAAATGGTGCAGCACAAGGATACAAGATTCAGAACCATGTTGTTGGATCTGAGGGATCTAACTACACTCCAAACCAGAGTTCACTTTATAACACTGGACTAGGAACTGCTCTTGATCCTCTTCAGGCAGTACAGTATGGTAATGCTGGAGCTCCATTAGCAGGAGATATTCTTCTTAAGGGTAATGAGGTTGGAATTTCTGGATCTCTTGGATGGATCTATGCTAACTTCTTCCAAGTTATTCCTGCTGCAAATATTGACAATCTGGTGATGAATGGCAGCACTGTCATTGTAATCAACTGGGGTAATAACCTTAAGAACAAGCAGGTTGGCGTCACTAATGGTTCGTTTATTAGGATTAGCAACTTCAGTGATTCTGGATTCAATGGTAAGTGGCAAGTAATTGCTAATGGATTTGATCCAGAAGCAACTAGTTGTCAGATCGCTCTTATTGAGAATAGAGGAAACGTTGCTAATGATAACCCACGTCTCTGGGCATCTGAGGTTGCTGTCAATCCAGATGTTAGAATGGAGTTTTCCAACTCTTCATGGAAGGAAGTTGGTGTTCTTGGAGCTGAAACTTTAAGAACAGATACTAACAATATTGGCAACTATAAGTTAGGTGTCAACACTGTAGCAAGATCTGAGCATGAGGCATGGAAAACTGGATTTGTTGATCCATTCACTGAACCACGTGCAAACCTTGACGTTGTTGGTACTGCATTCATTAGCGGTAAGACAATTTCTGATTATCTTGATCACACTGTTTATGGTAACAGAACTGAAGTTGCTGAAGACAATGCACTACTCGTCGGTGGTGATAGTGCAACCCCAGATAATGAGGCAACACTAAGAGTTGCTACTACCAATGGTGGTCGTGTTGGTATCAACGTAACAAACACTGAACTAAACAGAGCACTGGTTGTTGACGGTGAGTCAAGATTCACTGGCGATGCTAGATTCCAAGAGGATATTGAAGTCCATGGTGGCGGTGGTTCTAACACTGCTGAAATCAGAACTGATATTACAACTGGTCAGTTTAGCTTCTTGATGAATGACACCTTTGTTGGTGGTGCAGATCAAAATGGTCTTAAGATCGCTGGTTGGGTACAAAACATCGAGATTGGCAATGAAGCAGTTGCTGAGCAGCACATTGAGATTGGCAATAAGTCAGAGAACAGTGTAATTAACATTGGTACTACACCTGACACTCCAAATTCAAATATCTCGAAGGTAACTATTGGTGGTGGTTATAATAACAACGAATCACTATCATTCACACAAGTTGCTACTAAGTCCTTCAAAGTTGCTGGTGACTTCCAATTAGGAACTAGAAGAGGATTGGATGACTCTGTAGATCTATCATCTACTGCTGGTACAGTCAACTTCTTCGCTGGAAATAGTAATACAAACATTCTAAACTTTGCTACTAATGCTTCAACGATCACAATTGCTGGTCAGGGTGGTACTACAAGAGTTAGAAACAAACTAGAGGTTGATGCATCCGCAACATTTAACTCCAATATCACACTTTGTGGTGGATTTGCATCGTTCCAGTTTACTGCATATAGATCTAGATCTGGTTCTGATGCAATTAGTCATCCTAGCGGTGAACTAGGCAACAATATCTTTAATCAAAATGTTGACATCATTACAGTTGATAGAAAGACACCTGCAGATCCAGAATATTGTGAACTGGATACTGCTGGTTCAGGAAACTGGGGTGGTATTCCTTACCAGAATGGAATAAATGATATTGGTGGTAACCCACAAATTCCACCACAAGATCTACCAGCACTAACTGATGACCAATATTATCTACCAATCAGTAATCCACCAGTTGATGCTGATGGCAACCCACACTTTAGAGAAAATGATTATCTATTAATTGATTCTCCAGAGGGTACATCTGATGTTGTCTCTGTTACAAATTTCCGTGATTTTGCTGTTGGTACTGATGCAACAGCATATGCATTCATTCAGGAGTTTGGTGGTGGTGTTGATATTAGTGCTTCAGGAGGTGGAACAACTCCAAATGATGGATTTGCAGCAGGACAAAATTATCTCCACTTCCACACAGAACAATTTGGTTCTTTCTATGGTCCAAGATTCTGTACATTCGCTGCAGTAGACGCATCATTCTATGCAAATACTGGTCCCCTCTCCAGAATGGAGTTTGAGATTCATGTTGGTAATGATTTTAATGGTGGTGAACTTCCTGATGCACCAGGAGAAGGATTACAACTTCGTTATTCAACTGATAATGGACAAAGTTGGACCAGTATTGGATATATCTGTCCTGATGATCGGAATGATAGCGATCCATCGACATTCCCAACATTCATTGATTGGATTGATCAGTCAATTAACTATGCTAGATTTAGTATTGATATTCCAGTTGCTGCTCAGCAAGCTAATGTTCAATTCCAGTTGTGGCAGAACGATATAAGTGGTTATACGTATGATAATTATGGTATCACTAGAGTAAAATACTTATCTGCTAGTGCTGTAAATACCGCATCTCACGTTGAATTTGTAAGAGTTGTTTCTACTCCTAGAATTAACGTTGGTCCATATTACCTTGTTGTTGAAAGAGAACCATTTGGTACTTTCACTGGTGTAAAAAATAATCACCCTGACAGCACACCAATCTATAAAGTCAATGTACAGTTTGATTCTACCTGGATCACTCAACCAGTTGATGATAATGGTATTATTGAAACAATTTACCTTGCGGAATTTGGTGGAACAATTAAAGAAGAGGATTATGTAATTATTAGTAGAGAGAATACTTTAGAACCAGTTGGTGATGAAGAAATTGTCTATGATAAAGGTGAGGTATTTAAGGTCATTACTCCAGTAGATCTTGTATCTAAGAAGTTTACTATTTCTAGTGACTGTGATACTGGAACAAATGTATTTGAAATTGACTCTGTAACTGGTGACACAATCATCGAAGGTGACGTTATCATTAACAATGGGTTGTCTGTAAATGGCGGTTGTGAAACCACTATTAAAGCAACAATTGAAGGAACTATTAATGGCACATATCTGGGAGTTGCAACTGAATTCATAACAGGAATTTCTGATGCTGAAATTGCTAAATTGGAGATTGGTGATGCAGTTAAGCTTGATCCATTATTCAATTACAATGCATTTGTCTATGCAAGAACTAGAATTGTAGAGATTAGATACAGTCCTGATAACAACACGGTTGTACTTGGTACTAGAATTGAGGTAAGTTCTTTAATTACTAATGTACGGTTCGTAGTATATAAGAATGAAGAGTTTGTTATTACTAATGGAAAGGATCAAAATTCACTGTATTTTGATACTTGTACTTCTGAATTAGAACTTGGAAATCAGTTTAGACGCTTGGATGTAGCGAGAGTTTATCCCGATGTTCAAACCCCTTCAGAGACCACTGGAAGATATACTAATGTTCTATCTGATATTAGATTATATTCTTATTGGGTTGATCCTGGCACAATTAACGCTGGTGGACCATCTACAACACTAACTGCTACTGCTTCGACTGGTGCTCTTCCTGGAGCATATCTACAACTAGTATCTCTTGGTATTGGAACTGGGCAATTTGCGGTTGATGATTTAATTATTGTCGGCAGAACTGCTGATGTTTCTGCTAATGGACTAAGTGGCAATATCTGGGAGATTATGAAAATTGTTGCTGTAGACACAACATCAAATACGATCAGATGTCAACAGGGACAAGAAGGAACTACGGCAAGAGGACTCTCTGATTATACTGCAACAAATACAACCGTAGTAAGAATCCTCAAGCACCCAGAATCTTCTGCTCTGGTAGATATTCAAACAAGAACGAGAGATACTAGCAGTGAACCCTCTGGTGATTTTGTATCAATTATCATTGATCAAGGTCAAATCGTACAACAAAAACTTGATTATTCTGGATGGTTGAGATTCCACGATGTTCGTGGTAATCTATCAGATGAACTCTTCTTCATCAGAGGTGGTCTTCGTGGTAAGTATCACTCCATCTTCATGAATGAAGCAATTCAAATTGGTGATGTTCCTTACAGAACTGGTGATCTGAAACTTAACAGTAACCTTCTTCTAACAGGTGGTGGTATCAGCGTTAAAGATTCTGTGAACAAAACTCAGATTCTTGCAGTTGATAATGATGATGGACACGCAGATCACTCTGGTTCTATTTACTTTGATGCTGGTGTTGTTGGTAGAGGAGCCATCAAACTCTATTCAACCTCATGTCCAGAAGATGTATTTAATCATTCTTGTGATGTAACATTTGAAATTAATACATTTGGTGAAGGCACAATTGGTACAAATCTAACTATTCGTGGTAGTGCTGCTGAAACTCCACCAAAGACAGGACAATTAATTCTATCGAACCTAGGTCCTAATGGTGCTAACGACTTTACAATTAACCGTGATCAATCTATTGATGCATTCGGTCTGACTAATTTCTACACTTCTTCTGGTGGTAGACATGCTAGATATGTTTCAAGTGGATCTGATGAATCTGCTAAGTTCTTGACACCTAATGTTCAGTATTTCGCAAATGTTAACCCAGGTGATAATTTAATTCTTTACTTACCAGCAAATCCTCAAAGTGGAGATACAATTTCTGTTATTGAAGTTGGTGGAAATCTAACTTATGATACTTCACTGATTATGAGAGCACAAGGAGTTGGTACAAGAGTTCAAGGTGATGGAACTGGAACCACAATTGGAATTGGTGGAACTACACCATATTCTGCTGGTGAGTTGATTGTTCAAACTCCAAATGCTGGATTTACTCTTGTATATCTTGGTGGAACTGATTCCAACGGAGAAATTGTTTCATCCGCAGTACAGGGTTGGTGGCTCAAGGAGGTCTGATAAATGGCAAGTTACAATCGCATTAAAGCGACAAAAATCGCCCCAGTTGGTACTATTATGCCATGGGGCGGTGGTTCAACACAGGGGGAAAGTTTGGATAATGTTCCTCCTGGATGGATTGTTTGTAATCTAGCATCAGCACAATTAAATGCTGCTGATTATCCGATATTAGCAAAAATTATTGGTAATACATATGGTCCACCAGTACCAGAAGGAAATTTCCAAAATGGTATTAATTGGGGTATTGTAAATGATTTTCCATACAATCCTCCTGCTGGTAGAGAAGGGCACAATCCAAATAGACACGTAGATACATTTGGATTACCCAATCTTAATCAGGTAGCATTGGTGGACATTGAAGCAAATAGAGAAACTGATAGTGAACCAGCTAATAGCAGTGCATTAACAGTCGATGATTTAAGGGTTTTAACAACAACTGTTAGTAAGAATGGAACTGAAGGTGATCTTCCTGATATTTTGCAAGATGCTAATGTTGACATTACTTTTACATTAGAACCATCACAAAATCTTGCAGGTAGAATTACTGGAATTCTAATGGAAGATCCAATTTATTTTGATACAGTATATGTTCTACCAAGAAAACTTGGTATCGATCATATACCATCACATACACATAGACCTGCTACAGAATCTGATTTCGATCAATTTTGGGGAGCACAGGGAACTGGAACTCCAATCTTACAGTTCCAACCAGGAAGAGGAGAAGAAGCGGGTGATGGTAGTGGTACAACATCAGTAACTGCAATTGGACAAAGAGGAAATAATCCTCATAGTTTCTCTGCTAATCCAGAATACAATTTAACTTGGTATAATCCAGATAACCCAAATGATGTTATGGTCCCTGGATTGGGTAAGGTTGTAATTGATAGTGCTAAGGGTCTTTTGCCAGATAATACTACATTAACGGCAACTAGAACAATTGAAGCAAGAGCTCCAATTGAATTTGACTATACAGAAGATAATCGTGCTGTTGGTAATATTCAGCAACCTGCATATACTGGAACGTTCCCACCAGCTGGTAGATATCAAGGCAAAAGAAATTTTTATGCTTCTCCTGATATTCCTGCAATATACAGGGGAAGTGACATGCCAACAGATTATATTGACGATATTCCATATGATATATCCGCACCGCAACCCATAAATACTGCTGTAACAAACACATATACTACAACCTTAAACCATGAATATGAAAGGTGGTTAGATGTTGGATTGAAATCTCATACTCATGAAGCAATGGAAATTACCATGAGTAAGGGTAGTTTGTCAACTCCATCAACCATATTGGTGAACAATGTTTCTACGGGATCTGCTATTCCTTTGAACGTAGACACTGCGTTAAGTATTCAGATGAACATTAACACACCATCTTTAACTGTAATGTATATCATTAGAGCATTCTAACATGGCAGTATTTTATAACAAAGAAAAAGCGAAAATGGGTTCGCTCACTGGCATGATTATTTCTTTTCCTGTAGAAATAACCTCTGATGATCCTGCCAGTGAACTTAATAAGGCACTAATACCCGCTGGATATTTACGTTGCGATGGAAGAATTCTTTTTGCTGAGGAATATCCTCTTTTAGCAGAAGTTCTTGGAACAGGTGGTAACTGTAAGTATATTAAGGATGGTCAAGCATTATCTAATAATCAGATACAGTTACCTGATTTAAGAAACAAGCACATTCGTGCTACAACGTCATCAAACATTGGTAGATACAACGATCTATTTGTAACAACTGCTCAGGATGATACGATTCCTAAAGCTGGTGTTGGATTAGATGTTATTCAAAACGTAGAAAGTCCTTATGAGTTGTCATATACAGGAGCATTCTACATTCCTCCACAAACATTGCAGTTGAGAGGAGAACCAGCATTTACTGTGAGCACTGGAGCATACACTGAAAGTATCGATGTTCCACAAAATGCATTTCAACCACACATGCATAGATCTACAACTACTAGAGCAAGACAAAGAGCAAAAAATAATGCAGATTTTAGTTCATTTGCTTCTAACTTTGCAAAAGTTCCTAGTTCTCTAAATGTTTGTCAATGGTGGGAAAATACTAGACAAGATTTATGTTACTGGGCAATGACTAGTATTATTACTAGTGGTAGAAAAACAGGTGGTAGATTCTTCACAGGACCGTCATCGTATTGTGAACAGTATGGTGCATGTTTTAATGATGTATGTTCTAATTTCATTGGATCATCTGGATATTGCTTATGGCCTGATGATGGATTATGTCCAGAAGTAGATAACAAAGAATGGTGTATTACTAAAACTGGTGATGCAAATAATCATGGTGAAGGAAATGAGTGTTCTGGGGAAAGGTTTGGAAGAATTGACTATGATTCAACATATGAGCAAAGATGTATATGTACACTAGAGATTTTTACTTTGTGTGTTGCTGGTGCAAATGGAATCTCAATCCCTGATAAAAATTCAGATGAGTTGACTAACTGGACTTCTGAAAGAGGATTAAACTTACCATTTACAAACTTTGATGATACTAACTATCAAACTGGAATGGCAGGAGTTAGCAATATTACAACGTTAACAGGAGAAACTGGTTATGATGGTACACATAGACACAGATTAGATTTTAATGCTGATGAAGAACATACTTATCAATTAAAAACGAGAGCTGCTACTGCACAACCAGCGGGGCGTCTCCTTTCTAGAATTACTATCGATATCAATACCTCCAAGAAGGCGGATAAATACATTCAGCCATACATCATCACAGAATATCTAATTAAAATCTGATGGCAGTTTATAGATCTACGTTACCGAATTTTTACTCCGATAAGGGAGGATCCTACGTTAGTGTGGGTGCTATTGTGCCTACTCTTGTTGGTGTTAATACTGATAAAACAAATACAGTATTTACTCAAGATCATGAGTATGACTACAGAGGATATCTGTATTGTGATGGAGCAGAGTATGAAATTAAAGATTATCCAACATTATACCAAGCGATTGGAAATGAATATGTAAGAACTACTGATCTTCAGCGTAATTCATTGACATTTGTATTTCCTGGTCCACCAGGGACAATTCATAGATCATTTGTTGATGGTGGTAATCTTTACATTGAAGTTTATGGTGAACAGAAAACTAATGTTGATGGAACAGTATATTATGACAGAGTAATTCCAAACAATGCATCTATTGCGTTTCCAGTTCTAGCAAGTATGCCAACAGGAGGCATTCTTTCCGAAGATGGTGCATATTTACTTAATTATACCCAAGCTGATCAGGCATTAGCACAAGAAAATGATACACATGTTTATCGTGTTTTAGTTACTGATACTATTGGTGGTGGAGGTGGTGGTAATGATCCTGGAGATGATGAATCGGAGGGTGGAACAGTAACGTGGCAGATATCATCACCAAACTTGATTAATGACGGTGGGGACTTCCTTTCTTTGCCAATTGCTCATGTAGGTACAGTTCCAGTAATTGATGCTAATACATATGATCCACTTACTGGAACTGGATATCCAACTGGATATGATTCGTATACTGGAGCAAGAAATGACACCTTATCAGTTGATTGGAGTCAATTAATAGGTCTTCCAGAAGGATCTGTAATTGATTCATATGAAATTTTGTTAGAGGATATGTCTGCAAATGGTACGTTTGACAATCCAACTACTGGTGAAACAGAAACATCATTTGTGCATTGGTGGGTAAAAAATATTCCAAAAACTACTACATCAATTCCAGTAAATGGAGTGTGGCCTAGTGGAGTAATATTTGAACAGAATGAAGTTCAAAAAACCTCAGTTGGTACTAGTTCTGATTGGGTTAACAATGGATATTCTGGTCCTCAACCACCTGAGGGAGAAAAGCACATCTATAGATTATATGTCAAGGCATATTTGACAAATGGACAAAGTTTGGTTCAGTCGATAGATTTTACTTTTGGTAACGGTCCTCTCATTCCTATTGGCATCCAAAAAGAACCATATTATGAATCTAATGTTGACATCGAGGGTGGTGATTCTGGCATTGATCCAGGAGAAGATCCTCAAGTTAGTGATTTAAATGTTGATTTTACTGCTTTTAGTCCACAAACTGGCAATCCCCCTACTGGTCACCCAACGGTAAGAATAAGAAAACCATTTTTCTTGTCAGATTATCCATATATTCTTGGTAAATTTAGAGTACCTGATTATAGAGATAGAAAATTAATTGGTTTTGGTGAGGGTGTAGAAGGTTCTGGTACTCCACTGGTTGAAGATAGAATCACCATGAACATGGGTGATGTTGGTGGTAGATGGTATATCTCTACAGATACCATTAATACTCCAGCAGAATTTTTTGAAATTAGTGATGTTATCACGACAGGATATGATGAAGTTACTACTCAGATTGAACCATATCTAATTGGTGAAAAGAAATATGTTGTTGGACCTATTCAGGACTATATTTTCAATAAACCACCAACTCACGATCACCAGATTCTACATAGTCAACCAGATGAACAAACTGATGCTCCTATTGGTGGTGTAGATACATATACATCAAATTATGTTAGGTATAAAGGAGCTGTAGAACAATTTAATCCTGGTGGTGATGCTGGTGATGGAACAGCAAAAGGTCACGCTCATGGATTATTAGGATCTAGACCATCAAATGCTAGAATTTCTACATATGGAAATACTGATGGAATTGGTGAATCTGTTGACTCTACTCCTGCAGGATGCATAGCATACAGAATTACAGAAGCACCAGCAGTTGATCTTATATCTGTTAATGGAGATGGATCATTCATTTATGCTACAACTGCAGCAGATCATGGATTCTCAGCAGGTGATGCTGTAATTATATTTGATACTGGTAATCCCGCATTAGAAGGATCATATGAAGTTGTTGCAGAAGGTCTTACAGGAACTACATTCAGAGCTGTAAGTACATTTAATGGATCTGTTGCTGGTGGTAAAGTTAGAGAAGCAGCAGGATACTTTGAACCACAAACATATACTCCAGAACCAAGAGTTTACGTTGTTGATGATGCAACAGTAATTGGTGGAAAAGTAATTCCTGGTGTTAATGTTGGTGTTGGTGAAGTAAGATATGATCAATCATATACTTCTGGATCACATACTATTCCCGCTTTAGCAAGAACTTCTTCTTACGAATTTACTTTGTACGCTGGTGGTGGCGGTGGTGGTGGTTCAACGGGAAATGGTGGCAGTGGTGGTAACTCAAACATTTCTTTTCTTGTTGATGGTGTCAACCAGACAATTTCTGCTACAGGTGGATCTGGGGGAAGATCTGGAAACTCAGGAGGTGCAGGTGGAAATGGAGGATCTGTAAATATTCCTGCAGTCATTATGAATGACGATAGATTCAACATTACTCAACTTCCTGGAGAGAATGGTACTTCTGGTCCTGGTGGCGGTAGTGGAGGTGCTGCTGCTAATGGTGCTGGTGGTGATGGTGGATTTAATACAACTATTATCAGTGGAAGCACAAGCAATACATTCTATAGTTCTGGTAGTTTTGACTCTTCCACAGGAATTCCTTCAAATGGGAATGTTGATTCTGTTACTATTTCCGTCTCTGGTGGTGGCGGTGGCAGAGGAAACAGTAATGCAAACTCTGGTTGCGGCGGTGGATCTGTTGGTGGTAGTGCTAGTTCTGGTAGAAGAATTCAGGGTACATATAATGGTGGCGGAACATTCATCCATACCATTGGCACAAAAGGTGGGAATGGATTTAATAATAGAGGTGGTTCTGATAAAAGTTCTGAAAGTACTAATAATAGTGTAGGTAGTGGTGCTTCTAATGGTGGTACTGGTGGTCGTGGTGCCCGAGGAAATGGAGCAACAGGTGGAGCAGGTGGTGGTTCATCAGGTGTAAGAATTGGTTCTGGTTGGTTGCTTGGTGCTGGCGGCGGTGGCGGCGGCGGTGGATCAGGTGGTGGATGGAACGGTGGTAGCATCACTGACCCCTGCTGGACTGGTGGAGCTGGACAACCACCATCACAAGGAACTTATCAAGCAAATTCCATTGGTCCTGGCAATGGTGGTGCTGGTGGCACTGCTGGTTGCACCGCTGGTGGCGGTGGAGGCGGTGGCGGTGGATTCGGTCCTGCTGGTGGTGGAAGCGGCGGTCAAGGCGGTGTTGCTGGTGCTGGTCACGTCAACACTGGTTCTGGTTCTGGTGGTTATGCTGGTAGATGTGCTGCAAGAACTATTTTAAGTGGTGTATTTGAATCCTCTGGTAATTCTGGTAATGGTAGTGTTACATATTCTGTATCATATTCAGGATCGGTTGATAACCCAACAGGTGGCGGCGGTGGATCAGGTGGTGGATTGACCATTGGATATGCTGTAAATGATTATATTAATGAAGATATTTCCTCTCAGATTGTTTTGAGTGTTGGTGGAGGTGGTAGTGCTGGATCAGGTGGTGGCAATGGTGGAGGTACTGGATTTGTTCAAGTAATTGCATATGAAATTGTTGCAACCGAAGTTGGTGAATCAGAATTAACTAGTCCTAAGGGAAGATATTATGAAGTTCCTGGAATGCCAACAGACAATCCAGATTTCCCTGATACTTTCATTACAGATAACATTTGGCATTCATCAAGTCCTGGTGTTAAAGTTAGATCATCAACTGGATCTAATTTTCCATTAGCAACACAGAGATCTGATGGTAAAGCGACTAGATTTATTGAATTCTCTGGTGCAGATAGTAGATTCCTACAAATAGGTCCACTAAATCTTGCTGCAGCAGAACAATTGATTTTCACTGTAATTAAAGGAAATGGTTCTAATGGGGGTGATGCACCAGAAGAAAACTTAATGTGCTATTTTAAAACATCTATTGATACACCAACAGAAAATCTTGTAGAAGCAGTTGCAACTGCTGGTACTGGTCCTGCTGGTTATAACAATTATCTTTTGGATCTAGATCCAGAAAATGATGCACGTAAGAATGGTGTGTATCTTGTTATCAGGCAAGATAGACCAGAAGCTGCTGGTGATAATGATGATGTTCCTGGTGGATTGACTAATGATAATTGGGGATTAGCACAATTTGGTATTGTATTTGGTGAAGTGACGGAAAATGTTTTTGTTCCCTCTTCTGATGCTACACTACCTGGAAACGCAACACCAAACTGTGGACCAGATAGTGGTATTAATGTAGTTCGTAGAACTGTCAGTGCTAATGCTTCAAACATTAGATTTACCGATGGTTTGTTTACCTTGACTGGATCAACTCCAGTATCTGTTACTGCAGAGGCAAGAACAACTGAAGACATTCCACTAATTACTAGATACCATCGTGCCAAGTATTTGATCAAGGCATTCTAAGATAAATATCAATGATAAAAGGATTAGTATAATGGCAACAAGTAATGCTGCGTTGTTTTTGAACGCCTACGAGAAAACAATTAGTTATAAGGGTGTTCAAAAACAAATTAATGATACTTTTTGGGAAGATCATTTTGTTCCTATCCTCTATCCTCTTTGGGATAATCCAAAGGATAGATTGGAGTTGTTTGTTTATAAAGAGGATGGTTCTTACTTAATCGAAAAGAATAAGTATACCAAAAACTTTAAAACGGGTGAAACTAAGTGGGTTTCATATGAATTTGATCCTAACGGTGTAGATGAAGTATCTGTCAATGAATTAGTTTCTTCTCTTACTGAAAAGTTCCTTGAATATAAAGAGGAATCGGAAGCTGATTACGAGACAGCAGTTCAGAAGAAGTTTGCTGTTGGACAACTATTAACTTGGTCTAAAGTTAAGATGGTTCGTCTATTCTTATTGCAAGATAGTGACTATACACAATTACCTGACGCTCCATTGAGCGAAGAAGAGAAAGCATTGTGGGTACAGTACAGACATTATCTTAGAGATTTCATGGAACTGCAGAATCCACAGAGTCCTTATGATGTTATCTTTCCAATTGCTCCAACTGAATACTTGGCAAGAAAACAACATGAACTATCTAAACTTCAAATAGAAGTATATGGTCACCAGGGTAGTGATCAGGATTATTTGTCTAGTGAATATCATTTCTGGAAACTATCATCTAATGCGTTAAGATCATTTGCTCAGAGAATGAGCACATATATTGCACTCAGATCATTGACAACTGATGATGCTCCATATGGTAGAATAGAGGTTGCAAAATATCGTGGACCTAGTGATGAGATCACGAAAAATATTAGAGATACTCTAACTGATAGGTATGGCACACAAGAGAGTGCTGAAGAATATTTGACGGCACTAATCACTAGAATTGAAAACGGAGAGATCTAATGTTAGTATCAATGAATGCGATGACGATCTATGATATGGTCGCTCATTATGCAAAAACTAATGAAAAATATATTCTTTTAATTAACAATACTCATTACTTCACGTTGTCTGATGCTAAAAAGGCAGAAGTAAAAGCATTTTATGATGATGTTATTCCTGTAGATGAAATTGGTGAGGTATTTGGTAGCAAGTATACATTCTATGAGTTTTTAGGTCAGGCAATTGCTACAGAGACAGCAGTTGACTGGTTTCCACAAACAACGGATTTAGAAGATCAAGATTATTTCATTGAAGCACAAGTCATTACTCCCTCTGGCGGTATTCCCTACACCAGTATAAGATTGACAAGAGAGGAGTGAGTATAATATAATAACAAATAAACTTGAGGATATTATGTCATATCTTGCGGAGAGAATCCAAGGACCGATTCTCTATCAGACGACGGATGAGTTTTATCAATTTTCTTCTACTGAACTTAATTGTCTTAATAGAATTAAAGCATTTAGACCTAACGTATCTCTAGATGAATCTCTTCAATCAGAGACACAGGTATTGCAGATGCCAGAGATGAGTAATCTCGCAGAATATATTCAAAAACATCTGGATACATATGCAACTGAAGTGTTGCTAACAACAAATGATATTAAATTCTATGTTAGTCAATCATGGTTAGCAGCATATAGTCCTAAAGTTGGACAAGTTCCTAACATGCATTTCAACAGTGTTCTAACTGGTTCATTGTGTGTATCTGATGAAGGAACACAAATTTCTTTTTCTGATGGGAGGAGTGATGTATTTCCTGGTGTAGATTTCCCATATACCACTATTCCATTTGCGTCATCTACCTTTGAAAAAGGTAAGTTGTCTCTATGGCCATCAAAAGTGCCATATACTGTGCAACCAAACATTAATAGCGATCCAGTTTCGGGATCTGGTAGTGCAGATGTATTGAGGTTATTCTTCAACGTTTACTTCAAGGGACAATTAGGATATACTGGAATCAACGCACCATTTAATTTACACTCAAAATTAACTATTGAATAATGAATCAACTAAATGCATTTACTATTCCTATATTTCAAACAAAAGTAGAAGATTGGGACACTCACAAAGAGAAAATACTTTCGTTGTTAGATCTTCCAGATTGTGGTGCTCATTATACCGATTTCCATAAAAATGATGATTCGGATGAACCACCTTCATATTTTGAAGATGTGATTGAAGTATTAAAACCTGCCATGGAAGAATTTGCTTCTTCATATCCTAGAGAGGTTGCAATTAAATTGATGTGGGCGCAAAAATATCAATCTAATCATTACCATGGAGTTCATTGTCATGGAGCAACTGGATATAGTGCAATATTTTATGCACAATTTGAAGAAAATCATTCGGGTACAACTTTTTACGCACCATTTTCTGACTTTATGACTGGGAAACATTTGGAATACACTCCTAAAGTATCTGAAGGAGATATTATATTTTTTCCATCTACCATCTTGCATGAATGCAGACCAGTACAATCTGACAAAGAACGTATCGTAATTTCTTTCAATGTTGTTTAACAATATAATGAATGTACCAACACAAGTAGAGTTGCAACACATGCAACTACAAGCAATGCTAAATGAGCATGATATTCCTGAAAGTGAACTGATGTACTGTGGTGAGAGAGAATATACTACTGAATATGCTGCTCATCCAGAATATCATGGACAAATGATGCATTGGTATCTTATTGCTGGTGAACATGAAGTCCCTGTGTGTGACATTCAGTCAGTGGACCGAGTGGACGATCAATAACTGTCACACGGGGTCTTCCCACCCTCATCTCATGCCCTATACTATTCACATCAGCAGCGCACCGCATGACCCTGACACTCCGCCCTCACCAGCAGCGTGCTCTCGATGCGCTGCTGACTGCTGACATCGGTCGTGTTACCATCCCAACAGGTGGTGGTAAGACCCTTGTCATGATCGAAGACGTGAAACGTCGTCTTCTTGATGCTACCACACCACAAACTATTGTTGTGGTTGCTCCTCGCATCCTTCTGGCAGTCCAACTCTATGAAGAGTTTTGGTCTGCTCTCAATGGCACTGTAGATGCTGCTGTCATGCATGTCCACAGTGGTGAGGTTGATTGCAACAGCAGCACCAAGATTGCTAAGATTCAGTGTCACGCTAGTGTATGTGATGCTGCTGGTATTCACCAGTTGATCTTCACTACCTACAACTCTCTGCGTCGTATCAATGAGGCAGGTATTGATGTTGACACCATTTATTATGATGAGGCACATAACTCTGTGCGTCGTGATTTCTTCAAAGAGGTTGCTGCAGCATCACTGACTGCTAAGAATGCATATTATTTCACTGCCACTCCTAAGTATCGTGGTGGTGTTATCAGCATGAACAACACTGCAGTGTATGGTTCTGAACTTATCAGTGTTCCTGCACCTGAACTGATCAACAACGGTAGCATCATTCCTCCTACTATTCAACCACATGTTGTGGACTTTGAGCGTAACAAGAATCTTGCTGCTGCTGAGAATGATCGTGAGGTGCTGGTTGATATCATCAACAAACTTGATGAAGATGATGCACAGAAAATTCTAGTTGCTGCTCCTAACACCCGTGTGCTGTGGGCATTACTCTCTGGCACCAATGTGATGCAAGAATTTGCTGACCGTGGTTATGAGGTGATGCATATTACCAGCAAGCATGGTGCATATGTCAATAAAACCAAGGTTGGTCGTCAAGAGTTCTTTGATACTCTTGATAAGTGGGGCAAAGATCCTTCTAAGAAGTTCATCATGTTTCACTACAGCATTCTGTCTGAAGGTATCAACGTTCCTGGTCTCACCCACACTATTCTGCTCCGCAATCTGCCTGTGATTGAGATGGCACAGACCATTGGTCGTGTTATTCGTCTCGACAAGCAGGATGCTGCTGATATTCGTGACGGTAAGATTATTCCTGGTAAACTTGAGTTCTACCGCAAGCGCACAGGATATGTTACAGTACCTGTGTTCACCAACTACGGTAAGCAAACTGAGCAGCGCCTGCAACGCATCGTTGATCTTATTTTCACTAAAGGTGTTGCTGCTACTGAATCATGATGGAACTACCACTCGATTTCCCACACAAACCACCCAAAGGATATACTTATGAAGTTAGATCGTTCAAGCGTAACATTCATAGCATTTGGTGTTGCAATCATGCTCAATTCGTTTACAACGATGGTGCTGTTTCAAAAACTATCTGGGGATTCTACAACACCAAGCAAAGAACCTATTACGCGCCTGTTAACTCCACCAAGTGCGGAGATCAGGTAGATATTAGTGATACTACACCGTATACTGCCATGCAGATACTTAGACCACTTGCCCCAACTGTGCTTAATTTCTTATGACTGAGAAGAAAGATTATCAAGGTCCGCTTTATGCTCCGCATCCTGATCTATATGAGAAAAGAAAGCAACTAGGTCTACATAATAATGACAACATCACAATAAAGGAAGATGAAAGCAAAACCCCAAGTGTGGAGGATTGAGTTTAATGATGAGAGACCTGCCTTGTTGATGTATAACAAAAAGCAATTAAAAGAGTATATTGCGCGGAATCAGGTTGACATTGATGCAGTATACCAACTAGAATGGAGATCAATCAAGTATTAACCATGAAATCATACGAAGATCAGCGTAAAGAACGCTTGCAAGATGTTGTAGATGATTACTTGACAGACAGTGATGTATCTCCACTGACATTTTATCATGACTTGCGTGATTGCCTTGAAGACATTATTTCATTCCACGAAGTGTCTAAGAATAGAGCACAAGGTGCTCTAGAACTGATCATGGGTCATCGTCCTGTGGACCTTGACAGTGATGCTAAAACTGCTAATGTGTATGAGTATGCTGCTCATATCACAATGGACGACATCAAACGATTCCAAAAAGGAAATTCTCTATGAAATATCGCATTGAATGGTGGAAGCGTAAGAAGAAAGGAACGAGCAGCAGGCAATCTGTTGTTATGTTCACTGACGAGGATGTGCTACACTTCGTGAAGCATATTCAGCAAGAACCAGACGTGAGCACTGTTGACGTGATCCCCATCCTTGGTGAATGACCCGCTGAGACCCCTCTACAATCGCCTGTAAGGCGTCCGACTGCCCATGACTACCGATACCACTAATGTCTCCCTAAGCGTCTCACAGATTCGATTCCTGTTGGATATGATGATGGGATGCCCTATGGGTGCCACTGAACAGTATTCCTACCATCATAATGTCAACGCAGGTCATCTGTACGACCAGTTGCAGAGCTGTCTACCTGATGCCCACAGACCCCCCGAATGATGTATTCTATAGAAGTCGTCAAGGGAACAGCACATGACCCGCACCATCCAAGAGGTAAGAGCAGAGCGTGACCGTCACCTGGCACAACCTGAGACCCGTGCTACCTATGCCCTCAAGAATTACTCTCAATGGTGTGCTGGTCGTGTTAAGTGCCTTAACACCTTCGATGACATCATGGACGTGATTGAGTACAACGTCGAACCCTACGAACTCTACTGATCATGATCACATCTAAAGCACAGATCATCAACACAATCAAGGAGTGCTGCACTGGCAGTGCTCTCAACAAAACTGAAAAGTTCCAAGTGTTCTGTAATGTGTGTGATAACATGTTACACGCAGGACAAATCACCAAATCACAACACACCCGCTGGACCAATGTTTTCTAAATCAGACACTGACTTCATTGATTTTCTCTTCGGTAAGTTGACTTGCTTGACAGACACTGACATGATCGATCTTCATGATGATGACACATGTTGTGATCATCTTGAACTAAAAGCGGCAGAACTAGAAATTACTGTCGATGAACTCCTCCTTATTGAAAACACACACATTTGAACCATGACTATTGCTGAAGTAATGCTCGATCGCTGGTTGCTGGAGCAACTGGATGAAGAATACGACATGATCGAGATGGACAAGGACATGCCAGTTGAAGAACTGTCCTACGAGGCAAGGGAATTGCTCTCCTGACCCCTTATACTATACACATCAACGCAAGACACCCATGACTGCCACCTTCGCTGAATTCTGTGCCACTCAAGACGCTCGCAACGACATTCAACTCAAGGTCCGTGAGTACGCTCTGATGCTCTGTGAGGCACTTGAGCAGGACTTCAAAGCAGACAGCATCCGTCGTGCCAACTTCTTCAACAACACTGATCCTGAGTACAAAGCAAAGCGTCTCGCCTCTATTGAGAGTGGTGAGTGTCTCTATAAGTTCTACATTGAGAGTGGTCGCAAGTATCACAAGATCATCATGGAAACTGATGATGGCAATCGTTCTGTTCACTGCTTCATCAACATGAAGACAGGTGAACTGCACAAAGCAGCATCATTCAAAGCACCAGTGAAAGAACCACGCTTCGATCTCCGTATCATCACTGAGCGTGAGTTTGTTCTTGAGAAGTGTGACTGGGCTGGCGGTTACCTCTACAAGAACGCATACTACCAGGGTTGACACCCTCGCCCATACATAGTATACTCTAAATCCATTCGCTTCTCCTCCAATGTCTGCTCCTCAGTTCTATCTTGTTGCTGATGACCATGCTTTTGCTATCGATGATGATGGTACACCATTTGGTGCTCCTGTCAATGACAATGGCACTGTAGATTGGGATTGTTCTTATGATTTTGATCCTAATGAAGAAGATGTTGAGTATGTGGCACACATGTGCTATTATTTGAAGCAAGCAGCACAACTGCACCAAGAGCAAACCAATGAGGTATTTGTCAAATGATCTATCGTTCTTGCTATACTAAGACAAAACCACAACACGCAGCACCATTGATTGTCTCTGACATCAAGAATATGCTGGCACCACTCCCAAGTCGTTACACACGTGGTGAGTATTCCGTGCCAGTCACTACAACTGCTGACCCAATGTCTGATGATTACAGACGGTTTTGGCGCTATCATGGTCACTTCACGCTAGAATTTACCAAAGCACTCATTGAGTCGCTGCCCAAAGACGTAGATTTCGTATCTTACGACCACCTCAACAACAAACTTACTCTGATCAAACTATGAACAACATGGACGTACTCATTTCCGAACGTCGCGACACTCTGTGTGAGTGGGTTGTTGAGCGTTTCCGTGAACTGATTGAAGAAGATCGTCATGATGATGCCATTTGTTTTGCAGATGAGTGGTTTGAGTGGATGGATCCCGAGAATCATGAACAAGAAGAGACGCTGTTCACTGATGAGCGCACACTAATTCAGTATTACGATGAACTCACTGAAGGATCAGACGTACAATGATCTACCAGAAGAACTACGACAGTTAATTCTATCGTATTTCAAGGCATATGCTGATGGTGATCACTCACTAGCGGAGGAACTACACAATGAAATCAAAAACTTTGAGCATAACGCTCAGTAAACAACTCAACGAGGAGTTTACATCATATCTTGATTGTTGTTATTCTCTTGGAGTGACACCTAATGTCTGTGCATTCCTTAACTTTTACTCATACTACGTACAATGATTGATGTCAAAGAAAA